ACCCCGAAGGGGTTGATCGGGGGGGATTTTTGTGCGGGGGGGGCGGTTTTTCGAGTGAGTGAGCGCACGGCGCATCCGGGATGAAAACGAGAATGTGGGCGCGGACCCGAACCTGGTCAAATTGGCGTTGCAGAAGCGAGGGGCGGGGAAGACGCCCAATCGCGCGGAGGCGTCGGCTCTACGCGCCTATGAAAAAGAGCGAGAGGAAGCGGACCGCCGGCGCTTTTACGCGAGCATCCCGAAGAAGCACTGGTGCGAGCTGTCCGGCCGGGCGGTGCAGGTGCTCAATCAGCAGGCGATCCGCTACGGGATCCCGGTGGGCGAGGCGACGATCGACTTGGGCAAGCTGGCCCGATGGCTGCACGATCTGCTGCGGGACAAGGGCGACCGGATTCTGTCGTCGGACGATGCGGACGCATCGCTGAGCGGGCCGTTCAGCCAGGCCCTGGAGGAGTATCGGCGCGAACAGACCAGGATCGCCCGGCTGAAGCGGCTGGACATGGAAAAGACCCTGGTGCCGCGCAAGGAGGTCCACCAGGTGATGAGCGATCTGGCGGCCCTGATTCGCGGCGGCATCGAGATGCTGCAACTCCGGCACGGCAACGAGGCGGCGGAGATCATTCGCGACTGCCTGGATCAATACGAGGCCCGGCTGACCGCGTTGGACGAACCGAACGAAGGCACCCCATGACCAGACTGCACATCATCCCGCAGGCGGCGCTCGATCAGCACATTGCCATCCTGGGTAAAACCGGGTCGGGCAAGAGCTACGCCGCCAAGGGCATCGTCGAACGGCTGCTGGACGCCAAGCGGCAGGTGTGCGTCCTGGACCCGACCGCCGCTTGGTGGGGCCTGCGCCTCGGGGCAGACGGCAAATCTCGCGGCTATGACGTGGTGTTGCTCGGTGGGGCCCACGCCGACATTCCGCTGTCGGAGCGTTCCGGGCAGGCCGTCGCTCGACTGGTAACCCAACAATTGGCCAACGTGGTCATCGACACCTCGGGCATGACCGTGGGCGAATACACCCGGTGGTTTATCGACTTCGCGGGGACGCTGTACACGACGATCCGCAGCCCTCTTCACCTGGTCATCGACGAGGCCCATCACTTCATGCCCCAGGGCAAAACGCCGGATCCGCAGGCGGGGAAGATGTTGCACGCGGGGAATCGGTTGATGTCGGGAGGTCGCTCGCTGGGGATTCGCGGGCTGATGATCACCCAGCGGCCGGCGAAGCTCCACAAGGATTCGCTGACCTGCGCTGATACGCTGATTGCAATGCGGGTGCTCGCGCCGCAGGATCGCTCCGCGATCGAGGATTGGATCGACGGTGCGGGCGATCCCAAACTCGGCAAGGAAGTCCTGGACTCACTCGCTCAACTCAAACGCGGAGAGGGCTGGGTCTGGTATCCCGAGGGCGGACATCTTAAACGGACGGCGTTTCCACGAATCAAAACGTACGACAGTTCCTCAACGCCGACGCACGGCGTGAAGGCCGGTCCTGCGGTACGCGAGATTGACCTCGGCGAAGTTCGCGCCGCAATGGCCGAGGCGGTCAGAGAGGCGGAGGCCAACGATCCGCGTTTGCTGCGGGCGGAGATCGCGAAGCTGAAGGCCGCCGCTGGGAAGTCCGCGCCGTCCGTCGTTGACGACAAGGCCGTCGAGCGGGCCGTCGCCGCCCGGGACCGCGAGTGGGAATCGAAGCTGCGAGACATCGAGCGCCAGTCGCAGGGCTACGTCGGACGGCTCCGCAAGATCGGCGAACTAGCGGCGTTGAACGGCGAGGCAAAGATCGTCCAGCTTGAAAGGCCGGGGCCTGTCGTGCCACCAGGTCGTTTGACCGTACGGCCTGCGGAGCGATCTTCGGGGCAGGCCCCGGCCGCTATGTCCCGCAAGGGCGGCAAGTACCGGATGCTGGTTGCCTTGGCCCAGCAGGGCCGCTCGCTGTCGTACGCGACGCTCGGGGCGATGGCCGGCCTGTCGAGTCAGACGGGGACGTTTGGGACGTATCTGGCCGAAATGCGGTCTGCCGGCCACGTCGAAGGGCGCGGCGAAGTCGCGATCACCGACGCGGGCCGCGAAGCGCTCGGCGACTACGATCCGCTTCCGGTGGGCGCTGATCTTCGCGCCTACTGGCTGCGAAAGTGCGGCAACGGCGGTAAGGGGAGGATTTTTCAGGTGGTCTGCGAGGCGTATCCCAACGCGGTGCGATACGACGAACTCGGCCAGCTTGCGAAACTGAGCCCTACCACCGGAACGTTCGGGACGTACCTTGCGGAACTCAGGACGCTGCAATTGATCGAAGGCCGCGGCGAAGTGAAGGCCGTTGACGCGCTGTTTGAGGACGCATGACGACGGACGCGACGCTGCACCACGGTGACGCACGGACGGTCCTGTCGGGGCTGGCCGACGAGTCCGTGCATTGCTGTGTAACGAGCCCGCCGTACTGGGGCCTGCGGGATTACGGGACGGGGGTGTGGGAGGGCGGGGACGCGAATTGTGAACATCGCGTAGGCGGGCAAGTGCAAGACACCAAAGCCCCAGGGGCCATCGCGAGCGGAGTCCGGCCAGGCGTCGATGCTTCCGTGTGCCTTGATTGCGGCGCTTGCCGCATCGACAAACAACTCGGCCTGGAGCGCACCCCGGAAGAATACGTCGCCACGATGGTCGGCGTGTTTCGCGAAGTGCGCCGCGTGCTGCGGGAGGATGGGACGCTGTGGCTGAATCTCGGCGACAGCTACAACGCGCACCCAGGACAGAGAAAGACCACGGACTTGGTCGGCCAGAAACAGGAAACGAACAAGGGATCAAATTCCGTCGGCAGTCGCCACGTCCCGACGATGAAACCCAAAGACCTCGTTGGCATTCCGTGGCTTGTCGCTTTCGCCCTCCGCGCCGACGGTTGGTATCTGCGCCAGGACATCATCTGGTCGAAGCCGAACCCGATGCCGGAGTCCGTGACCGACCGCTGCACTAAGGCCCACGATTACGTTTTCCTCTTGTCGAAGTCCGCCACGTATCACTACGACGCCGAGGCGATCAAAGAGAAGGCGGCGGGCGTCTCAGGCGGTGCGTGCATCGGCCCGCAAACCAAGCCAGGCATCGAACCCTCTACGGCGGGCAGCGCAGAAATCGAGCCGTGCATCCTGGCGGGCTCGCCGAAGGGCGGCGTGGTCCTCGACTGTTTCAACGGAAGCGGCACCACGGGCATGGTCGCGATCCGGCACGGGCGGCAGTACATCGGCATCGAGCTGAAAGCGGAGTACCTGGACATGACCCGCAAACGATTGTCGCACAACCAACTGGCCCTGTATGGTTGCTCTCACTGAAAAAACACCCAAACGGCGTGGATCGAGGCAACCGCTCCCTCACGGCTCGACGGGAGCTCGCCGACACGGTCGCGGCTCGGAAAGTGGCGGCTCGGAAAAACGCTCGGAAAAGTCGCACGGTCGCGGCGCGGAGAGGCGGAAGGCGGACGGGTGGAAGCGGCGCGGGGTGATGGAGGAGACTCGGTGGGCGCTGGCCCAGTGCCGGCCGCCTCGAGTGAGGACCATGCGGGAGTTCGCCGAGCAGGAGATCGTGATCCCCACCGGCACGTACGCCGGGCTCCGCTATCGCTGCGATCGGCAGCCCTTCACGGCCCTGTGGTTTGACGAGGTGGACAGCGGGCGCTGGCGGCAGTTCTGGGTCACGGGGCCCACCCAGAGCAGCAAGACCCTGAGCTGCTGCATCATCGTGCTGCTCTACATCCTGTTCGAGCTGCGCGAGACGTGCGTTTTCGGGCTGCCGGACATCAGCATGGCCAAGGACAAATGGGAGCGCGACCTCCGGCCGGTGATCGCCCGGACCCGCTTCGCCCAGTTTCTTCCCCAGGAGGGCGGCGGGTCCCGGGGTGGCATTCCCGATCTGATCAAGTTCGGCAACGGGGCTTTTCTGAAGTTCATGGGCGGCGGCGGGGGGGACAAACAGCGGGCCCACTTCAACACTCGCTATCTGGTGATCACCGAGGTCGACGGGCTGGACAAGGCCGGGGAGGCGTCCGAAGAGGCCGACAAGGTTGCGCAGATGGTGGCCCGGACCAAGGGCTGGGATTTGTCGCAGGTGCGAATTTTCGGCGAGTGTACGGTCACCACCGAGCATGGCAAGATCTGGAGCAGCTATCAAGGCGGCAGCGCCGCCCACATCGCCCTGAAGTGTCCGCATTGCGGCGAATGGGTCATTCCCAAGGGGACCGACGAGGACCGCAAACTCCTGATCGGCTGGCAGGAGGCGATCGACGAAATCGCGGCGGAGGAGAACGCTCGATTCGCCTGCTGGCACTGCGGGAAGGCATGGACGGAGCATGAGCGGCACGAGGCCAACCAACAGGCCCTGCTGGTCCACAAGGGCCAGTCGATCGAAGGCGATCGAGTCATCGGAGACCTGCCGCGGACCCGGTCGCTGGGCTTTCGTTGGACGGCGGTACACAACTGCTTGGTCAGCCCCAAGGCCGTGGCCCTCAATGAATACCGGCACGCCAAGGAGGCCGACGAGGGCAAAAAGGAGAATCAGGCCCGGGAGCTGCATCAATTCGATTGGTGCATCCCCTACGCCGGCACGCAACTGAACCTGTCGGCCATCACCCGCGAGCACGTGGTCAAGCGGGTCACGGGGACGCCGCGGGGGCTGGTGCCCGCGGAATTCGATTACCTCACCGTGGCGATCGACGTCCACAAATGGAACTGCCATTGGCTCGCCTTGGCGAGCAAGAGGGACGCCACGTCGGTGGTCATCGACTACGGGGTCTTTGCCCTGGCCACGCACGAGCTGGGCGAGCAGCGGGCCTTGTGGGTGGGTCTGCACGAGTTCCACGATCTTACCCAACACGGTTGGGCGGCGGCTTCGGGCGGTCTGCGCAGCCCGGACGTGGTGTTCGTGGATTCGGGTTACAACACCGATTGGGTCTACCAATTCTGCATGGCGGCCGAGATCAACCCCAAGAGCCCCTGGCGCTGGTATCCCACGAAGGGGTACGGGCGCGGGCAGGAGCGCACCGGCATCTACCGGCCGCACACCAAGATCAACAAGCAGGTCCGCTACGTCGGCGAGCAGTATCACATTTCGCTGTACGATCAGCCCAGCACCTACTGCGTGGAAATGAACGCCGATTTCTGGAAGTCGCAGGTCCACGATCGGCTGGTCTCGGACCCGGAGGAGCCGGGGGCGCTGGCACTGTTCTCGGCCATGCCCGGTGAGCACGCGGCGATCGCCAGTCACTTCACCGCCGAGGTGCAGAAAGAGGAATTCGTGCCGGGGGAGGGATGGGTGCGATGGTGGCACAGAGAACGAAAATCGAATCACTGGTTTGACTGCGTTTACGGGGCCTTGGTAGCGGCCCATTTCTGCGGGGCGCGGAGAATCGCTGCGGCAGTCGCGAAGCCGCGGAGCCAGGAAGCCACGCAACAACAGTTGACCACGCCGGATGGGCGACCTTTTCACGTTTTAGCGAGGTGAGATTTATGGGCAGGGAGGCCAAAAAAGAACGAAGGGGCGGGAACGGGAACGGGAACGGGCAGGAGGCGTATGAACCGCCGGCGCCGGCCTTGGAGCCCGCCGATGAAGCGGCGGAGCCCGAAGCGCAGCCGGCGGCTCCGGTCGCGCCGCCGATCGATTACACCATCGTGGTGACGCTGAAAGAGCCGCCGGCGGGGGTGTATCTGCGCGACCGACTGTCGGAGGTCCGGGCCCTGAGCAACCGGCAGGCGCTGGCCCTCAACATGCTCTATCACGGGCAGTTGGGGCAGCCCATCGGCGACACCGGGCACCCGGTGCAGACTTACGAACACGCCATCAAGCGGGTGCTCACGCTGCTCGCGGACGCGGCGGGGCTGGTATGAGGAGTGGGGCGAGTGGCGAGTGAAGAGTGGCTTGGGCGATTGGCGATCCACGGTCGTTGGTTGGCGTCGAACATCGCCGATGGTTCCGTTACTTTTCAGGCCTATTACGAAGCTCTTCCGCTGCCCGGCGTTGTTGTGCGCGTTTGGAATGGAGAGCACGGTCGAGAAGAATTCGTTGGCATCGATGAATTGTGGCTGCTGGACGATCGGTGGTTGCGGGCGGCAAGGATGGTGGCGGCGGAAACGTCAAAACGGGAACGGGAACGGGTCAATTCGGCGTTCTTGATTCGTCATTCAGCATTCGGAGCGTAGCGACGTATGAGTCAGGGCAGCAACATCGAATGGACCGAGAGCACCTGGAACCCGGTGGTGGGTTGTTCTCGCGTGTCCGCGGGGTGCGATCACTGCTACGCGGTGGGCATGACCCGCAGACTCGAGGCCATGGCCGTGAGCCACAGGGTCCATCAGGGCAAAGGCCGGAGGAAACATTACGTCGGGCTGACCGTGCAGCAGAAACCGGAGGCGATCGCCGGCGGGATCGGGGTTGGCGGCTATCACTTCAACGGGAAGGTTCGCGGCGTCCCAGAGGCCCTGGGCATTCCGCTGGGCTGGAAGAAGCCGCGGCGGATCTTCGTCAACTCGATGAGCGACCTGTTTCACGAGGGCGTGCCCTTTGAGTTCATCGATCGGGTGTTCGCGGTAATGGCCCTGTGCCCTCAGCACACCTTCCAGGTGCTCACCAAACGGCCGGAGCGCATGGCTGAATATCTGAATGATGACGATCGCGGCGCCTTGATCCGTGCGGCGCTGGAGGAATTCGAGGATTTGCAAACGGCGACGGACCGCTTGGGTGACGCCGTGTTCGACTATGACGTCCCGCTGACCGATTCGTCGTATTGCTGCGTCCGCTTGCCGCCGACCAACGCCTGGCTGGGGACGTCGGTCGAGGACCAGGTGTCGGCAGATGAGCGGATTCCGCACCTGCGGCAATGCCCGGCGGCGGTGCGCTTCCTCAGCGCTGAGCCGCTGCTGGGGGCAATGGACCTGACAGGGCCGATTGCAACCGGCCAATTGCATTGGGTCATCGTCGGCGGAGAGAGCGGCCCCGGCGCCAGGTCGTGCAATCTCGCGTGGATCCGCGGGATCGTCGAGCAGTGCAAAATTGGCGGCGTGCCGTGCTTTGTGAAACAGATGGGGCACGTTGTCGACGTGCCGTGCTACGCCGGTGATCCGGAAGATCAGAGATGGGCGACTTCGCGCCCGATGGGGTGGTCGCACGTCATTCACGACGAAGCGAAGTCATTGTACCGGGTGACCATGCCCGGTAAGGGCGGGGACCCGGAGACCTGGCCGGAGGGGCTGCGCGTTCGACAATATCCGGCGGGAGCGTCGATCGATGACCACGGCGCTGTTTGAGAGAAGGGCGCTGCTGCGCCGGCAGATGATGGAGGTGCTGGACGGCGGGGCGCTGATGAGGGTGCGGGAAATCAAGGAGGGCTATGAAGCGAAGCACCATCGGCGCATCCCCTGGGCCAGTCTGCGGCGAATCCTGGACGGGCTGGTGCAGGCCGGAAAGCTGCGGGTCGATTCCGTGGGCCGATCCGGCGGCCCGGCCCGGGTGATGGCCTATGGTCTGGCCGAACTCAGCCCCTCGGGCGTGGAAAGCGGCGAGGGCATCTGAGGGGCGAGGGGCGAGGGGCGAGTGGCGAGGGGCGAGTGGCGAGCGATGAAGCGGTGTAACTGAACTGGCGATTGTCCGGGCGCCGTGCCCGGGCGTGTTCGTTCTCGCGGTGGGCAGCCCGCGCATGTCCATCGCATTTCAAAAAATAGTCTGCCATGGCGGTTGGCGTGGCGAGGCTTAGATCGCGGCGGGGCCCGGCTCGGCAAGGCGTGGCAGGGCGCGGCGAGGCGAGGCGTGGCGAGGGTTGTTTTTTATGCAGAAAGGGCAGCAAAAATGATCGTCCGTTACAAAATCACAAGTGGAGGGCCGCTGTTGATGCACAACGCCGCGGCAATGGGATCCGGGCAGAACACGAAGCTCGGAGCCAAGAAGATACCCAGCCCGGCGGACGAGGCCGAGGCGGGGGCGTATCGAATGGCAAGCGGTCAACTTTACGTGCCGACGATCGCGTTTCGCTCGGCGCTGCTGAACGCGGCCAAGGGGCTGAAGATCAACAAAAAAGCGGCGAGCATGATCTTCGCCGCCTCGGTGTTCGTGATCGAGGAGTATTGCCCTCTGTTCGACGCCGAGGGCAATCCGCTGCACGAATACAGCATCGATTCTCGGCGAGCCGTGGTGCAGCGACAAGGCATCATCCGCTCCCGGGCCCGGATCGAGGAATGGAACTGCGTGCTGGCCCTGGAACTGACCGAAATGGTCGGGGTGGCGCAGGTGACCCAGGGGCTGGAGATGGCGGGCAAGATCATCGGCGTGCTGGACTTCCGCGTGGAGAAGAAAGGCTGGTTTGGACTGTTCAAACCGGAACTAATGGAGGATGCGGCCTAGAAAAAACATGGCGCGGCGAGGCGGGGCATGGCTCGGCAAGGCCGGGCGGGGCGAGGCGAGGCGAGGCGAGGGTTGTTTTTTTGTGAGAAAGGCGAGAACGTGATGAACAGAAGAAGAAAGCTGTCGGAGCTGGTGCTGGATTATGAGATATATCCGCGGCACAAGGTCGACCCGATGCATGTCGCGGACATGGAACGGGCGTTTCTGAGCGGGGTGGTTTTCCCGCCCATCGTCATCTGCGCGAAGAGCAAGCGCATCGTCGACGGCTTCAATCGGTACACGATGTTCAAGCGGCAGAATGTCGAGGAGGTCGAGGTCGAGGAGCGGAAGTACAAGAACGAAGCAGCGCTGTTTGCCGACGCGGTCGGGCTGCAAAGCAGTCACGGACAAAACCTGAGCCGATGGGACCGGACGCGATGCGCGTTTCTGGCGGAAAAACTGGGGATGGATGACGTTGAACTGGCGGCGGCGATGCACGTTGACCCGAAGTATATCGGGGAGCTGCGGATCGACCGGCAGGCCCAGCACGGCAACCTGCAGGTGCCGCTGAAACGAACTATTAAACATAAGAGCGGGCAGGAGCTGAGCGAAGGGCAGATGGAAGCCAACAAGCGGCTGGGAGGGATGAATCAGCGGTTTTACGTGAACCAAGTGATCCTGCTGATCGAGAACGAACTCATCGACCAGAACGATGAATCGTTGCTGGAGGCGCTGCGGAAACTGCAGGAAATGCTGGAGAAGCTGCTGATCGCTGGATGAGGCAGCCTAGAAAAAACGTGGCCAGGCGCGGCATGGCGCGGCGAGGCTTGGCTTGGCAAGGCGAGGCGAGGGTTTTTTGTGCCTTCGTGGTGAAACATGACCCCCGATGAACAGCCCAAGCGCCGCCGCAGACGGGTGGAGACGCCGCTACCGGAGGGCGAGCGGCTGGTCCGACTGGCCACGGTGTGCCGGATGGTGGAGACGCCGGTCCGATCGCTGCAACGACTCGTCTCCGCCGGGCAGTTCCCCCGTCCGGCGATGTACATGGGCCGCAGCCCCAGGTGGAAGCTGAGCGTGATCCAGGCGTTCATCGAGGGGCGATGGAAGGGGTAGGAGGGATCGTCGCAGCAACCGCTCCCTCATCCTTGACACAGTGCGTGTCAAGGACGGCTCGGAAAGGCGGCGGCTCGGAAAGCTTCCGGCGTGATCGAGGCAACCGCTCCCTCACGGTCGCGGCTCGGAAAATGATTCGGAGCGGAGCGACGCGATGATCCCATGGCGGGAGGACCGATACATCCCCGCGGTCACGTTGCGGGAGCTCAAAAAGGGCGAACGATTGAAACACGGGGTCAACGTGATCATTCTCGATCTGTGGTTGGCGAAGTGGCACGCGAGCAAGGACATCCATTTCATCCTGCCCGGGCATTCGTTGACCCTGTGCCGCTGCCCGATCGTGGGCGGGCCGGAGTGCTGCTGAGAGTGGTGAGGGGCGAGGGGGGAGTGGTGAGGGGCGAGGGGGGAGGGGTGAGGGGCGAGGGGCGAGGGGTGAGGGAGATGTGTGGATGGCCAAGAAGAGTCTGCTGCAAAGAGGCGAAAAGTCCAAAAGTCGATCCTTGACACGAGGCGCGGCTTCGCCGGCGGTCGCAAGCGACCGGAACGCTGCGCGTTCGCCGCGCGTCAAGGACGGAAAGTCGAAATCGGCGGGGCCGACTCTCTCCCCACTCGCCACTCGCCACTCCGCACTCACCGCTATCACCATGCTGCGGGTGCCGGTGAGCCAGGTCAAGCCGGCGGCGTACAACCCGCGGGCGGCCCTGGCGCCGGGGGACCCGGAGTACGCCAAGCTCAAGCGCTCGATCGAGGAGTTCGGGCTGGTGGACCCTTTGGTGTGGAACAAGCGGACGGGGAACCTGGTCGGCGGGCATCAGCGGCTGACGGTGCTGGTCAACGAATTCGGGGCCGAGAGCGTCGACGTCTCGGTGGTGGACGTGTCGCCGGCCAAAGAAAAGGCCCTCAACGTGGCCTTGAACAAGGTGGCGGGGCGCTGGGACGAGTCGCGATTGACCGACCTGCTGCTCGAGCTACGGGCCGGGCAGGAGGTCCAGGTCACCGACACTGGATTCGAGCTGCTGGAGCTCGAGGCCCGCCTGAACCGGCAAGCCGCGGCCGCGGCGGCCATCGTCCAGACCCCTGCTCAGGTCAAGGTGGGGAGCTACGGGGTGCAGGTCCTGTGCATCAACGTCGATCAGCAGCGGACGGTGCTCGAAATGCTGAAAAAGAAGGGGTACGACGCCCAGACGTGCGTGCTGTGAGGAATGGGGCCGCAGGAGGGATCGTCGATGCGGATTTCTCCGTTGCAGGTGAGCAGTCGATTACAGCGAGGGCAGGGATGCCGAATCACGCGAGCGATTGTATGCGGGCCTTGACCATCTGCCAGCCGCACGCCCATCGGATCGCCATCGGCGAGAAGCGGGTGGAGAATCGCACCTGGGCCTGGCGCTCGGAGCCGACCTGGCTGGCCATTCACGCCAGCAAGGGACGGGGCTGGCTGCACAAGGATGACGAGGTGCGCTATCCGGACATGGCCTTTGGGGCGGTGGTGGCGGCGGCGTATTTTGAGATCGCCCTCGAGCGGAACCGGTTGAGCGAATGGGCATCGCTGGCCCCGGACCGATTCGGGTGGCTGGCCGCGGACCCGTACGTCGAGGGGCCGTGCTGTTGGGTGTTTTCGGCGGTGGTACGATTGCCCGAGCCCATCCCGCTGATCGGTTACATGGGGATCTGGACGCTGCCGGAGCCGGCGGCCCAGCGAGTGAATGAGGCGATTGCGGCGGAGCGGCGGTTGGTTGAACTTCCCGGCGTGATCGAGGCAACCGCTCCCTGATCCTTGACACGGTTGTGTCAAGGACGGCTCGGAAAGGCGCGGCTCGGAAAACTCCCGGCGTTGATCGAGGCAACCGCTCCCTGACGGTCGCGGCTCGGAAAGGCGGCGGCTCCGAAAAACTCCCGGCGTTGATCGAGGCAACCGCTCCCTGACGGTCGCGGCTCGGAAAAAACGCGGCTCGGAAAAAACGCACCCCACAACCTTCCCACCTTTCCTGAAATTCTTCCTTTACAACCGTTGACTACCTGACAGCATCCGTACGCGCATGGCGAGCACGCTTTCATCGGCCAGCACCTTGCAGCAGGTCCTCGATTCGTACGACGACAACGCGTCGTACGCCGAGGACGGCTCCATTCCCAAGTGCAAGGCGTTCGCCACGGCCTGCCGGATCATCCTGCGGCGGCGGCCCAAACGGGCCCGGGCCGGCGGGGCCTCCGGGCAGGGGGAGGAGATCGAGCTGGACCTGACGTTGATTCAGAAGGAGCTGGACAAGGCCGAGGCCTGGCTGAGCACCAACGGCGGAACGCCGGTGGTCGCCGGGGCCGGTGGGGGCGGATACCTGCACGTGGATCTGCGGGATTTCAGGGGATGAAACGTCAAAACGTCAAAACGTCGAAACGTCAAAACAACGACGCGGGGGCTTCGCCCCATTCGGCCCTGCGCCCCTGCTTTCATTTCGACGTTTCGACGTTTCGACGTTTTGACGTTTTGGAGCGATAGCGACGCGTGCGGGGAATCGGGGAAATCTACAGCGGCGAGACCGTTCCGGAGACCTTCAGCCGGATCAAATCGGCCTATCCGCTGGGCGAGGACAGCCGGTTTTTGCCGCGGCTGCGGGGAGTGAACGCCGCCGGTTCGGGGGCTGACTGGCACTACGCCTCCGAGTCGGTCTTTTTCCGGGCCATCGAGAGGGCCAGGCAGTTCGATCTCACCAACATGATCGTCGGGCAGGCGGTCAATCGAGTCTGCGACAACGTGCTGCAAGAGGGGCTGGTGCTGGATCCGGACACCGGCGACGACAAGCTGGACGCGGACCTGAGCGAGCGCTGGGACGCCTGGCGGATGGACCCGGGGCAGTGCGACATTCGCGGGGCCATGCCCTTCGAGGCCCTGACCTGGTCGGCGATGCGCGCGATGCAGGTCGACGGGGACGCGCTGGGGCTTTTGACCGATCAGGGCAAGCTGCAAGTCATCGAGGCCCATCGGCTGCGCACGCCGAAGAACACCGCCAAAAACGTGGTCCACGGCGTGCTGATCGACGAGCTGACCGCCGAGCCGCTGGAATACTGGGTCACCAAAAAGGAGATCGGGGTCAACGGGCGGATCGAACGGGTATCGGACATGATCCGCATCAAGCGGCGGAACGAGGCCGGCGAACTCGTGGCCCTGCACCTGTTCAACCCCAAACGGATCAGCCAGAGCCGCGGCATCAGCGTCTTTCTGCCGGTGACTTTCCCAATCAGTCTGCACGACGACGTCCAGTTCGCCGCCCTGGTCCAGCAGCAGACGGTCTCCTGCGTGGCCATTTTGCGGAACATCGTGGCCGGCGGCGCCCCCATGGCCGCCCCCGAGGGCCGGGGCCTCACCGTGCAGGAGGTGCTGACAGACGGCAGCACGCGGACCGTGGCCGGGCTCTCGCCGGGCATGGAGGTGATCGGTCGGGTCGGCGAAACCGTGTCGCTGGCCTCGCCCAACGTGCCCTCGCCGACCTTCAAGGAGCACGCCGAGCTGGTGCTGTCCATCATCGCGGTGAATCTGGGGATCCCGCTGGCCGTGCTGCTGCTGGATCCCAGCAAAACGAACTTCTCGGGCTGGCGCGGGGCCATCGATCAGGCCCGGTACGGATTCCGGAAGCTGCAAGGCATCATGCGCGATCAGTGGTACACGCCGGTGTACCGCTGGCAGCTTTCGCGCTGGATCGCCGCAGACGCGGCGTTGGCCGGTCAGTTCGGCACGCTTGGCGCGGCCATTTACAAACACAAGTTCAACGCCCCGCGATGGGCGTACATCGAGCCGCTGAAGGACGCCCAGGGCGACGATCTCAAGTTGCAAAAGGCCCACATCAGCCCGCGGCGGTGGTGTGCTGAGCGGCTGTCGCTGGACTGGGGCTCGCACGTGCGCGAGGTGTTCGCCGATCGCAAGGAGTTCGTGATTGCGGCCATCAAGACGGCGGAGGAGATCAATCAGGAACTCAAGACGGACGTCACCTGGCGGGAACTGTGCGCCTGGAACTGGGGCGAGAAGAGCAGCGAGATGGAAGGCGACGACGAAAACGCCGAAACGTCGAAACGTCCAAACGTTGAAACGAACCAGGAGGTTTCGATATGAGCGACTCGCCACTCACCACTCGGCACTCGCCACTGGTCTACGCCGGGGTGCCGGTGCCGCATGGGGATCAGTTCGCGGAGTGCTACGGGGCCCTGGCCATTTATGAGCCGGCGTTCAACGAGCTGTTGGCCCGGTTCCGGGCCGCGGACCCGCAGATTCACCTGCACCTGACCGCCCAGGCCAAAGCCGCGGCGGAGAAGGCCCTCCCGCTCCCGGCGTTCGAGCTGCTGGACGGGATCGCCGTGATCCATCTGTCGGGGCCGATGAGCAAGTTCGGCGGCAGTTTCACCGAGGGGGGCAGCACAACGCGGGTGCGGCGGGCGATCCGGCAGGCGGTGGCCAACGACGACGTGAAGGCCATCGTGCTGCGCATCGACAGTCCGGGTGGGACGGTCAGCGGGACGTCGGATCTGGCCGACGACTTTGACGCCGCCGGGCAAAAAAAGCCCACCAGCGTTTTCATCGAGGACATGGGGGCCAGCGCCGCGTATTTCGTGGCCTCGCAGGGCGGCAGCATCACCGCCGGGAAGAACAGCCTGGTCGGCTCGATCGGCGTGTACACCGTGATCGAAGATTGGTCCGGCTTGGCGGCCAAGGAGGGCGTCAAGGTCCACGTGGTGCGGGCCGGGCAGTTTAAGGGGGTCGGCGTGAGGGGCACGGAGGTCACCGCCGATCACCTGATGGATTTGCAGCGGGTGATCGACGAACTCAACGAGCCGTTTGCCGCGGCAGTCGGCCGCGGGCGGCGGATGAGCCCGGAGAAAGTCGCGGAAATCAACGACGGCCGGATCCACGGAGCGGCGCAAGCCCTGGCGTTGGGTCTGATCGATCGCATTGGAACGCTGGATCAGGTCCTGTCGGACCTGCGCCAGTCAGTCAGCGGCGGACGCCGCGGAAAGGAAGTGGCGATGAGCACAACGACGGAAACGCCGGCGGCCGCGGAGAAAAAGGCCGCAACTATCGTCGAGCTGAAGGCAGCGCTGCCGGACAGCACGGCTGATTTTCGGGAGAAGTGTCAGGAGAGCGGGCTTACGCTCGCCGAGGCCAAAGACCGCTGGATGGTCGAGCTTCGCGAGCAGAACAAGGCCCTCGCCGCCGCTGCCGCCGCGGCCAAGACGGAAGCCGCACAGGCCCAGGCGAACGCGGCCAAGGCCCAGGAGGCGGGCAAGAAGGGCGTCGGAGTGCCCGCGGTGCCGGCTGGCGGCCCTGGCGCCGGCAGCGACAGCGGTGACGCCGCGGCCGACTTCGAGGAGGCCGTGGCCGCCGAGGAGAAGCGGGGCAAGAAGCGTCACGAGGCGGTGAAGGCCGTGGCCAAGCGCGATCCGGCGTTAGCCGAGCGCTACGAGGCGTCGCACAACGCCAAGTTCGGGCGGGTGCGGGCGGTGGCGTAGCAACGAGTGGCGAGTGGCGAGTGGCGAAAGACGAGGAGCGTAAACGAGGCGAAAGACGAGGAGCGTAAACGATGACCTACAAACCGCAGTTTATCGACGGCACCGTGATCGCCTTCACTTGCGGCGGCACCGTCCCGGTCGGGTCGCGAGTGAAGATCGTCACAGGTGAGATCCTGGTGGCCGGGGTCGGGGCGGATGACGAACTCCTGGAGGTGGGCACGGCCTTCAAGTCTGGCGTCGATGGCGACGTGATCCCGGTGGTGCCGCGCAACGCCCAGGGTGTGGTGATGATGATCGCGGACGCGGCGATCGCCGGCGGCGTGGCCGTGTACGGCGCCGCCGATGGCAAGGTGAGCGAAACGGTCAGTGGAGCCCCGTTGGGCGTGACCGTGGACGCCTCGGCGGCCGACGAGGATCCGATCCCAGTGCTCCGGCAGTAGCCGGGAAACGTCGAAACGTCGAAACGTCGAAACGTCGAAACGTCGAAACGTCGAAACGTCGAAACGACAGGAACAAAACCGCGTGCTGCAAGCCGCGGAGATAGGAGTCAAAGGATGGCAACTTTTGTGGACACGCCGACGCGACAGTTCACCGTCGGCGCGACGGCGATCGGCGAGCACCTGCGGGTGAAACTCACCGCCGGGCTGTTGGTGGTGGCCGGAGTGGGGGTCACGGACGAACCCTCTGAGATCGGCTCGATGAGTCGGCCGGGGGCCATCGGTGAGGTGGTCGGGGTGATCCTGCGCAACAAACAGGGGACCACTAAGATGATGGCCGATGGCGTGGTCGCGATCGGCGTGGTGGTCTATGGGGCTGCCGCCGGCAAGATCGGCACCACCGCCAGCGGCGCAGTCATCGGGGTCAGTTGTGAGGCCGCCGCGGCCAACAACGACATCATCGAAGTGCAACGGTACTAAACAGCGCGTTCAGGAGGCAACCGCTCCCTGATCCTTGACACGGTTGTGTCAAGGACGGCTCGGAAAACTCGCGGGCCGGAAAACGAAACGTAAGTCAACGAAAACGAAAAACAAAGACCAGACGAGGGCAGCCGTCTGAACAAGGAGGTTCGATATGGCTCATCCATCTGCTGCCCTGACCACGCTCCGGCCGGTGTTGGCCGGATCGATGCTGGCCTGGGATCTGGCGTCGCAAATGATGGGACTGATCGCCACCCGGGTGCTGCCGGCCAAATCGGTGGCCAAGCCCGCGGGCACTTTCGGCATCGTCCCCATCAAGCAACTGTTACAGACCCCGGACACCAAACGATCGCCTGGTTCCGGGTACGCCCGCGGGCGGTTCACCTTCACGCAACAGGCTTTTGCCTGTCTGGAGAACGGCTACGAAGAGGTCCTCGACGACAACGAGGCCCAGATCTACAGCGATTACTTCGACGCCGAGCTGATCGGCACGGAGCGGGCCCGATCGATGGTGCTGCGCTCCCAGGAGGCCCGGGCGGCGGCGGCGGTGTTCAACGCTACCACCTTCGCCGGCGCTCAGACCTCGGCGGTGGCTATTCCCTGGACCACGTTCGGCACCGGAGTGCCGATCACCAACGTCATGGCTGCCGCGCAGGCGGTCTGGAACGCATCCGGGCTGTGGCCCAATGCCGTGATCCTGGACCGGCAGGCGTTCCGGGCCGCGATCCAGTGCCAGCAGGTGATCGATCGGGTGGCCGCTCAAGGGGCCGGCGATCGAGTGCGGGCGCGGGACATCACCGCTCAGCAGCTCGCCCAGTGCTTTGACGTGGACATGGTCATCATCGCGGGTACGCCCAAGGACACGGCCAACGAAGGCCAGGCGGTGACCATCGCCAGCGTGTGGGACAAGACCCAGGCCATGGTGGCCCGGGTGGCTGTCACCGATGACATCCGCGAGCCGTGCATCGGGCGGACCCTGTTTTACAACGAGGACGGGGCGGACATCGGCGGGGCCATCGAGACCTACCGCGATGAGCCGGTGCGCGGCGAGATCGTGCGCGTGCGGCACCAGACCCAGGAACTGATCTACTACAAGGAGGCCGGTCACCGTTTGACCGCCGTCACCGCGTAGGACGATTTGGATCGGCTTGCCGGGGAGCGGTCGCGGGTTGGCTGCCCCAATCCGCGCCGCCCCGGCGGCTTTGAGGCAAACCGCTCCCTGACGGCTCGACGGGAGCTCGCCGACACGGTCGCGGCTCGGAAAGGGCGCGGTTCGAACAGGCGCGGCTAGGGAGGCAACCGCTCCCTGACGGTCGCGGCTCGGAAAAGGCGCGGCTCGGAAAGGGCGCGGTTCGAACGGGCGCGGTTCGGAAAAGACAATGGCCAGCGCGTTCGATCAGATGGCCGCGGAGATGGCGGCGCCGCTGCTCGCCGAGCAGTTCGGTCAGGCGGTGATCTACGCCCAGCCGAACACCGGCGGGGAGGTGCGGATCACCATGACCGTGTCCCTGGGGCCGGTGCAGACCCTGCGCCGGCAGACGGAACGCGGGCTGGTTTATGAGAGCGTGCGGACGGCCCTTTTTTCCACCGATCCGGCGTCGCCGGGCGGCGGGGTGGCAGCGCCTCTGATCGGCGATGAGATCGAAGTGGGCGAGGAGACCTGGTACGTGCGGGAGATCACCCACCTGTCCGGGTCCGCGTGCCGCGCTGAATTGGTGCGCAAGGATTCCCACGAGCGGGGCAAGGCCCGATACGTGGGATAGGCGAACAGCGAATCACGAATGGCGAAGGAAGTTCGAATGATGAGCTGGTGGATCGTGGCGGTCCTGTTGCTGATGGGCGGGGCCTCGGGGTCCGTGATCCAAGGTTGTTTGCAGCGGGGAGTGCCCACCGAATGGTGGGCGGAATGGGATGCCTACAAGGCCGAGGCCAGGCTTTCGCGGCAACGGGTGCTGGACTGTTGCTGCCGTTCGGCTGAGCTCACGGGCCGAAGCCCGGAGGAACCGTAAATGGCGCCGAATCCGCCCCACGGCTTCGATGCGTACGGCGTCCTCTGCGCCAAGATCCAGGATTTGAAGGATGACGTCGCCGGACTCAGGGCGGACATGGAAAAGATGAAGATTCAGATGGTCAAGTTGGTCGCCGTGGTCGTGGTGATCACCAGCGTGCTCAACCCGGCCTTGGGCAAAATCGTCAGCACCGTGATTGCGCCATGAAACAACTGTGGAAAGTGAGAATGGCCTTGCCGTGGTTTCGACGTTTGGGAGCGTAGCGACGCATGGCTTTGTTCAAGGGCACATTTCAGACCTCGATCGTCGGGCGGTTCATCGACGATGATCAACCGTTGCGCCCGGTGACGCCGGTCCGGCAACGGTTCGCCTACGCCCTGCCCCAGACCGGCGGCAAGACCATCGGGCAGGTGTTCTATCAGGCGGGCACGCTGGTCGCGGGGCAAGTCGACTTCGACTTCATCGGCGGCGGACTGCTGGACGTGAACGGAAACCCCCTGGTCCTCGCGGTGGTCCGGCTGCTGATCATCGAGAACCTGTCCACGGTCCCTCGGCTCCAAATCAGCGGCAACATGTCCACTCTGTGGAACTTCGATTACGAACCCAACGAAATCGAATTCGCCTTTCCGGGGTCGCCGTTCATCAAGGCCAATCTGATCAGCGGATTTCCGCTGGCAGCCGGCGCGAGCGATGCGCTCAGATTGAAAGTGGAGGCGGGGGAGACGGTGCCGTATCGGATCTGGGTCCTGGGGCACGAGACGTATGTGCCCTGAAATTTCGGGCGGAGTGAAGATCTTTGGCGACTGGGGCGATCAGAGCGGCGGAGGAGAACCTGCGGATCACGCTGGCGGACTGCGCCACGTTTCGCGGCATGGTCGGGGCCACCGATCGTACGCAGGCCCTGGCCCGGATCCACCTGTACGCTCTGCCCACGCCGGACAACGACGCGACCCACGCCCTGGACGAGCTGCAAGGGTTGCGGCCGTTCGCCATCGTCGGCACGGTGCGCGAGCGCGGTTACGTGTCGCGCTGGACGGCGACGGAAACGTACGAGGAGAGCGGGCGGCTGTGGCTGGCCCTGGAACGGAACACGCCGGCCGCGGACCTGAACAGCCCGTCGGCGCGGCTGACGGGGTTCCTCGATCTCATCGGGGCCATCGAGGGGGAGCTGCGAAGTCTGAGCAATCAGGCCGGGGCCGTGGACTCGTATCTGCGGATCGAGAGCTTCACCCTGGCGGGGTTTGGGCTCTCCGACGAGGAAGAACGGGAGACGATGGGCGATCACGAGATCGCGGACCTCGAGATTGCCTGGGGGACCAGCGGATGAAACGTCGAAACGTCAAAACGTCAAAACGTCGAAACAGGGGCGGGTGACTCGTGCTGGCGTTCACGATTCGAGAGAACATCAGTCAGGGCCTCAGCAGGAGCGAGGTCAACGACGCGATCCGCCGCACGTGGTTCATCGTGGGGTCGGACTATCACCGGGCGTTCATGGCCAAGCACTTCACCCACGCGGGGGCCCGTGAATACGGCTACGCCCCGCGAAAGGGCGAGCGAGGGGCCCCGGGCAGCAAGGGATTCCGCAGGAGCTACACCGGGCGGAAGTTGCGGCAGAAGGGGCACACGCTGCCGTTGGTGTGGAGCGGAGAGAGCCGCACGCTGGCCCGGGTCCGCGACGTGCGGGCCACCAGCAAGGGCTGCCGGATCGTGATCCACGCCAACAAATTGAACTTCCGCAACCCCAAGAGCGAGATCAACATGCGCGATGAGGTGACCCGGGTGTCGGACATGGAGGCGAGAGTGGTGATGCGGGACTTTGCGCACACACTGGGCAAGCTGCTGAATGAGGGCGTGGATCGGCGGATGCGCACGCTCAGGATCGCGTAGAGGAAACGTCAAAACGTCGAAACGTCGAAACGAACGGCGAGGAGCAACACGCATGGATGCAACGATCAGTCGAGGGATTAACTCCGATCAGGTGAGCCTGGAGGGGCGGAAATCGTATTCGGGGGATGCGCGAACCTCCCTGAAGGTCTCGATCGAGGCCGGGGCGGTCAACGTCGAGCACATTCTGCCCATCGACATCAGCCAGATCGCGGCCCTGTTCATCCACGCCGCGGGCGATCTGACCATCAAGACCAACAGTTCAAGCACGCCCGACGACACGCTGGCGCTGAAGGCCGACGAGCCCTACGTGTGGGCCACGGGCGACTACAGCCCGCTGCTGTTGGACGCGGATGTCACCAAGGTATTTGTGAGCAACGCCGGGGCGGCGGCGGTGACGCTGTACGTCGAATGTCTGTACGACCCGACGCCGTGAACGGCAGAGAATGTCGAATAGCGAATAGCGAATTCAGAATGGTTTGACGGAGGAGATCGCGATGTCAGTTCCGAATCTGCACCACATTTCGGCGGTGAGGCTGGGCAAGGCCGCTCCGGTGACGCTGGGAGGCATCGGCAGTCAGCGAGTCAACACCAACACCGACGTCGTCGGCGACGCCCTCAGCGGCGAGGTCTACAACCGCTGGGCGTCGATCCGCAGCCAAAAGCCGGTCTTTGACTTTATGACCAAGGCCATTTTGACCGGGCTGGCCAACGTGCCGTTGACCGGGCTGGACATCGTCACGGTGTTGACCGGGACGGACAAACTCAGTCTTTTCGGACAGAAGGTCGCCGAGGGCGGCACCCGCGACGCCGGCGCCGTCCACCGTCTGATGAAGGGCAGCAAGGGGCTGGTGGTGCTGGGGTCTCTGTCCTGCCAGCACCAGCAGGACGCCGAACTGACCCTCACCACAATTCTGACGTACGACGGCACCAACGATCCCATCGTGGTGGCGGACAACGTCTCGCTGCCGGCGGGGATCGTCGACACCGAGCGCTTCAGTCTCGGCCCCATTTTCCTGAACGCCATCGCCGTCACCGGGCACCGTTCGGTGAACGTCAACTTCGGGGTCCAGGCGGTCAGCGAGGGCAGCGAGTCGGAGATCTGGGACCGTTTCGCGTACATCCGGGAGATCATGGCCGAGATCACTATCGCCGGCGTGGACGTGAGTCTGTTGGCCGCCGCGAAGATTCCTCTGATTGGCGTCCTGCTGACTCAGCCCAATCCGCCGGCCAACACCAACACGCGGATTTTCTTCCGCAAACGGGCCAGCGGCGGGACGTTCGTGGCGGACGGCACTGCGGTTCACGTGCGATTAAACGCCGCCGGATTGGCCTACGTCGAGACGCCGTTCGACGGTAGCGGCAATGCCCCGGGGACGGCCACGGTGCGAATCAAGTGCCATTTCGACGGTCTGCAACCGCCGATCGCGGTCAGCACCGCCGTGGCGATCGCGTAAGAAACGTCGAAACGTCAAAACGTCGAAACGTCGAAAACAAAAAATGGCCGGATTTCTCTATTACATCGCGGGGGTGACGGACAGCGGCGTGGAGCCGGTGCGCAGCGCTGTGCGCGCGTGCGGGCTGAATTATGCCTTCGGGCCAAAGGCCAGCCTGGAGCGAGTCTGTTGTCAGCACGGCCCGGACGGCGGCGGCGGCCTGATCGTGGGCGACACCCGGCGCACGGCGGGCGTCGACGTCGGGCATTATCCGGAGAAGCAGGTCTGGAGGAGGATCCCGGAGAATCTACTTGCGCAACCGCTCCCTAACGATCGCGGCTCGGAAATGTCGAGCGACGATTCGGCCGCGGTCTGGGTCGGCCACGTCAAGGGGCAACCGCCGGGTCCGGCGGACCTGATCCGGGCGGACGCTCTCCCGGGCACGGCGGTCAAGCTGGGCGACGGGAACGAATGGCGGATCCCGGCGGTACGGGCCTGGGTCAGCGTCGACGGGGCTGAGGGCTGGACCCCGCGTCTGCCCCGCCAGGCGGACCTGGGCGACGACGGCGTTTGGAAGCCAGGGGCGGTGTTGCCGGCCTACGCCGAACTTTCGCGGGTGGCCGCGGCCTGGTGGGATGAGCTGGTGCGGGCGGGGAGCGAAGAAGCTGCAAAGGCGAACGTCGAAACGTCGAAACGGCGGGTGGAGCTGAACTTTGACGACGGCTTGGGCGCGGCGGTCGCCGTGCTGGCGGCCAATTACGCAATCGGCCCGGTGGAAACGGCGATGCTTGGGCTGCTGAACGGCGCTGCCGCCGCGGACGTGCTCAATGCCGCGGTGGACTGGCCGACGTTCTGCCAGTGGCTGGAAAAAAAAACGGCCGCTGTCTTGACGCCCGCTGGCTGATCTTCGTGAGCTGGGCGAGCGCAAGGCTCCCCGGATACCGGCCGACGATGGCCGACGCGGCGGCGGCGGCGATGGGAATGCACGAGCGGGACAGGGAACCCATCGTCGCGGTGCCGGTGATCATCAAACGATAAACGGAGCGTAGCGTGGCCCTGCAACTTGCCATCGAAATGACCTCCGACGAGCTGAAGGCCCTGGGCGGCATCGCCCGACTGAAGTCCAAGGTGGACGAGCTGAACAAATCGCTGCGCGACGCCCGCAGCGAGGCCAAGCAGACCAGCGCCACCATGGAGGATGGGTTCGGTCAGGCGGCCGGATCCCTGGCCTCGTACGCGGCGGGGTTTGTGTCCTTCACGGCGATCATGGCGGCGGCGACCAAAGGATACGACAACCTGTTGAAGAATACCCGAGAGTTTGGGGCCGAGACGCGCAAGGCGGCCAACGAGCTGGTGACCCTGGCCTCGATTCAGGCCGGCGGAGAACGGGCCAAGGCGGTGGAACTGGCCTCCAAATTGGCGGTGAGCTACGGCATCGCCGATCGGGGCGCGGCCTTCAACGTGGTGCAAACCTTGCAATCGGCGCGCGGCGGAAACCTGGCCGCGGCGCTCAAAGGGGCGGCAGACGTATTCGCGGCGTCGCAGGTGGGGGTGCCCATCCAGTTCGGGCAGGAGGCCGAGGTTTTTGGAACCTCCTTCGGGATGGCTCCGGGGGAGCTGCTCAAGAACCTGTTCGTGGCTGGGCAAATCTCTCCCCGAGAGCCGGAGACGCTGGTCAAGGCGGCGCCGGCCCTGGCCTTTTGGGTGGACAAGATGGCGGGCATCGCCGCGTCGACGGTGATCTCCGGCTCCGTGCCCACGGAAGAGCTGGGCGTGTACACCAAGGCCGCGGGCATCGCCCTGTCGTCGCAGGCGGCGGACAAGTTCCGCGAGTCGCTGGCCAAGATGGGCGCCGGGCCGGGACTCAGCCAGTTTCAGAAGGCGGTGGTGCTCAAAGAGAGGGGCGTGGACACCGCCGAGGAGCTGGGGGCCATGGGCTTGCAGGAGATCCGCGAGACCAAGGCCCTGGTGACGCTGCTGTCGGGGAACAATCTGCGGATGATGGGCGAATACATGGCCGAGATCCCCCGGCGGGCCGCGGGGGACGTTTTCGCCGGCCAGCGGGCGGGGATCGAGGCGGAGCTGCCGATGGCGCGGTTCGCCAGGGAGAGCGCCATCCTGGAGGCGATGCACCTCCAGGAGAAGGCGTTCGGCCCTTCTTCTGAAAAATCCGAGCGACAAGGCGTTACCGAGCTGATCCGCGGAATGGCTCTGCGAAAGATGGGCCATGAGACCACCGGACCCTTTGGAATGTTCGATCTCATCGACGAACAGGGCCGGTCCACGATCATAGATGAGATGCTGTTCATCGCGATGCAGCCGCCGGTCGAATCTGTTCCGCGAGGGCGACGGCTGCGCCAGGCGATGGAAGAAGTTCGCTTTGGGGAAGGCGGACTGGGGGCGGCAGAGAGCGGAGAAATCGGTCCGCCGGCGCCGCCGGCGGGAACGCGCAAGGGCACGCGGATCAATGATTCGATGGCCGGGGCGGCGGCGGCGCTGATGGAGGTGGCCCGAGAGCTGAAGGACGCGACGCGGAGGATGATCGGCGGGGCGGTCGGCGTGCCGGCGGGGAAGGACAGATGAGAAACGTCGAAACGTCAAAACGTCGAAACGTCAAAACGAACAAGACGAAGCAACACGACGGCACTTCGTGCCGCCGTTCTTGTTTCGACGTTTCGACGTTTTGACGTTTCGACGTTTTGACGTTTCGGAGCGGTAGCGACGCATGGCGGCGATCGGCGGGATCACGGTGGACATCATGCGCGGGCGGCCCAGCGGGCTGCGCAAAAGGGTCGAGGTCTGGGAGGTGCTGGGCCTGGACGGCACCGGGGTTATGACCCAAGGGCGGGGCAACCGCGGCACGGAGCTGCTGCTGATCCGCTTTGGCACGAGAGCCACGGTGACCGCCTGGTTCACGGCGGTGGAGGCCCTGCAAGGCACGATCGTGACCGTGGTGGACGATCTGGGCGATTCGCACACCAACATGCTGGTGCAGGAGATGGGCGAGCCGAGGTTTTCCGCCGCCCATCTGGCCTACGGGATCGTCGACGCCATCCGCGGCGAGCGGCGGGTGGCGGTGCTCAAGAGACAATGAAACGTCGAAACGTCAAAACGTCGAAACAAGGGGATTCGCTGCGACTGCGTCGCAGCGGCCGCTCGGCGATTTGTCGTTTTGACGTTTCGACGTTTTGACGTTTAATGATTACCAGCATACGACAGGGTCGGCAGGGGGAAGTGATCTCGGTCACGGTCGAGAGCGACCTGGCCGGGGTGGTGTACTTCCACTGGTTCATCGACGGCGTGCTGGTGGACAGCACCCAGTCGGAGAGCGGATCGGCCAGTCACACCTTCAGTCTGGCCCGCGAAGAGCAGGCCCGCGTCGACGTCGGCGACACCACCGACCCGGACGCCGATCCGGCGAGTCTGGTGCCCAAACTGATACCGCGGCGACTGCTGCTGCAATGGGTGCGCTCGCTGGCGACCGACGTGGACCGCTACGAGATCGAGATGAACAGCGTTCCCGTGGCGGCGATCCCCCACGATGAGAGCCGATGGTCGTATTCGTTTTTGACGCCTCGGCTCGATCCGGCCAATGTGGCGTATCTGTTCAAGATCATTCCCATCGATCGAGCGGGCAATCGGGGCAGCGATTTGACGCTGATCGATTCGTTCACGTTGTTTGGACTGTTCCCGGCCTCGGACGCCCCGGACTTCGATCTGACCTACGACGCGGGAACGGACCGAGTGACCTTCAACCCAGCGTAAAGAAACGGAGCGAAACGACGATGTCGGTGGTCGGACAAGGGGCGGACGCTTTGCGTTTCCTCACGCCGCCAGTCGAGCAGGTATCCGAACCGCTCATGTTCAGCAGCGGGACGCTGCCGGGGATCGCGGTCAATTACGCGTGCGATCGCAACGGGGACGGCATTGGGCATCTCCGCATCCGCGGCGGGGCGTTGCTCTCCTGGCGGGCGCCGGGCTCGATCGATTTCGGTCCGGAGGTCGACGTATCGGCCGGCGGGCAGTACCAGATCATCGGTGAGGACTTCAACAACTATTTGATCGTGACCTCGTATGCGGCGTATCTGCCGGTCGGCGAACGCAGCACCACGGTCCGATTGCGCCATAGGCAAGGCCGGGTCAAACGGTCCGAGGCCACGACCCCCTCGCCGTATTCGGAGGTCTGGCAAAATTACTTCAAAAACATCAGCACGCAAGCGCTGATCAGAGTGCGGGCCTGGGTGGATCCGGCAGTCCAATACATCTCCATTGGGGACAACGTCGCCGGCCCGTTCACCACGCCGATCACGGAGGAGACGGCGATCACCTTGAGTGCCACTCTGGCGGTGAACGCGATAGATTCGATTTTCACGAAGATCGTGGTGAGCGCTGCGCCGACGCCGCCGCCCACGCCGGACGTGCCCATCGTGATTCACTTTAGCTGGGACGGAGGGTAGGGCGTGGAAATGGGGAAAACGTCAAAACGTCGAAACGTCGAAACAACGAATCGGGCGGGCTCCTGGCGTTTTTGTTTCGACGTTTCGACGTTTCGACGTTTGGACGTTTGGGAGCGCAGCGACTGGTGATTTACAACGTGCCATTCGAGGGAGTGGAGGGGCACCGCTGGGCCATGTTTGGCACGGTGCTTCAGGTGGAATTCGTCGAGCTCGCCGAGTTCCGGCTGCGCAAGTTGCACCTGCACGCCCGATTCGCGGACAGCAACGATCACAACGTGCGGATGCTGATCGGGCGCGGGGTGGGCGGCACGGCCACTAGGGAGATCCCGGCGCCGTGGGTGCCCAAGGGGGACAGTCAGCAACGAGACGCGCCCTTTGTGGTCCGCAGCGGCTTTCGGGTGGAGCCGCTGTCGGCCCCGGCGGACTTGACCATGTGCGTCGGCCTGCCCTCGACGCGGACGCTGGGGCCGCTGCGCTTCGGGCGCAATGAACTGATTCTGAACGCCGGCGCCGGGCTGCGGCTGCTGGCGGCGAGCGAGGACGAATTCGCCCCCATCTTCGATGGGGTGCTGACGTTGGAAGTGTGACACACAAACATGGAGGTTTGAGCGATGGAGTACAGCGTACCATTTGAGGACCAGGCGACGGGCACCACGGACAATGTTTACAAGACGCTCGTGTCCTTGGAGAACCCGGCGTCGGGCGGGATCCGGCACCGGATCAAAAAGGTGGTGTTCAACCCCAGCGACGACGCCCCCGGCGATCGCAACTTCGGGGTCCGCATACACCGCAAGGCCGACCTGACGCTCGGCGTGGCCCTGGTGGGCACGGCGATCTCGGCGGCCAACGTGCCCAAGGGCGACCCATCCTCGCGGGACACGGCGGTGGTGGTCAAACGGGTGGTCACCACCGAACCGACCTCGTTGGAAACCGAGGCATGGTTTCAGGAGGGCTCCAACGATCGCAACGGCGCGGTCTACGAATTCAACGCGGACCCCTCGCGGGAGGAAGGCCGGGCCAACGCCAACATGGGCAATTATCTTCAGTTCTGCCCGCGGGGAGCGACCGCCACGCGGATCAGCGGCACGGTGTTTTTTGAGGAATTCTAAAAGAAGTGGCGGTGGCGAGTAGTGGCGAAGTGAAGGTGTCACGACTCACCACTCATCACTCACGACTCTCGCGGAGCGGAGCGACGCATGGCTACGTATGTACAGATATACGATTTCGTCAGCGGCAACACCCAAGGGATCAAGACCCGGATCATCGTGGCGGTGGGCAAGGCCCAGGCGACGGTGCGCAGTGAGGCGATCGTTACGCCCAATCACACCAATCGGGTGACCTGGGCCAAGCAGACCGCGGAGGCCGCGGCCGCGGACATGCTCTGGGCGGTGGTGTTTTCCGCGCCGCTTCAGGCCGACGGTCCCAACGTCACCGACGCCAATCTGCAAACGGTGGTGGACGGGTTGATTGACAAATTCGCGCTGGGATAACGCGGTATGCCTAAGAAAACATATCTACAGTCGGAGCCGGCGATCACCTGGGCGCCCAGTGGAGGAACCTATGGGATCACGCTGACGTCGTTGGCCAACAACGCCGGCCGCGTCGGGGCCCGCGGGGATCTGCTGGCGTATCCGCGGGCTGAGCGCTACTGGTGCTACATGGAGACGAAGGTCCAGTCCGGCACCACGGTGGGCAATCTGATCAAGCTCGTCTGGTCGTTCTGGTCGGATGAAACTACGCCGGCGGACGAGGATGCCAACGTGGGGGCTGCGGACGCCGCCCTGGGCAGCATGACCGATTTCTATCAGATCTTGCCGTGGCGGACCATCGCCGTCCGCAGCACGACCACCAGCATCATCCAGACCTGCTCCGGCTGGCTCTACGTGCCCACGCGATATCTGAGCCCGGTGGTGGGGAATCTCAGCGGGGCGGCCCTCTCGGCCACCGCCGGGGACCATCTGATCCGACTGACGGCCAAGCCGCCGGAGTTGCAATGACAAATGGCGTTCGACTGAGCGTTCACGCCGAAGTCGAATCAAGAATGGCGAATGGGAGCGAAGCGACGCCGTGATTATGGCCCCCCCCATTCCCTACGGGATGCACGCCCGCGCCGGCGGCGAATCGGCGTATCCGGGGCTGTGGCACGGGCTGGTGGGCGGCATCATGCCCTGCCTGACCGGGATCAGTGACACGTACGATCCGGTCTCGCCGATTTTTCCCGTCACGATCTTCCAGCCGCAATATCAAGACTTTCGATTCTCACCGCTGGGATGGGCCTGGGGAACCAACACGGCGTCGCCGGTCGCCAACAACGCGACGATGTACTTTCAGTCTGGTCCCATAGCCGGCAAATGGAAGGTCTCGCCGCCGATGACCTTCTCGGTCATGGCCTACTGGGATGGGGCAGTCACGATTTGGCTTTTCACGGGCTGCTCGCGCACTCCGGCGTTCCCTCCGAGCGCCGGAACCGTGCGCGGCATGATCTTCCTGCTGAACCCATCGAGTGACTTCCCTAGCGTCCACGCTTGCAACTCCGGCAGTCTCGATCCTTTCCTTCTGTCGTCGTGGGTTGTGCCTGTCGGCACACCCGTTCCGCTGAATGAGTGGTTCAACCTGACCTGGGTGCTCACCGCGGAGCCGATCAGCGAAACCAACACCACCCTGTATATCAACGGCCTGCCGATCGAAGTAGACGACAACGCCGGGACCGTGGTAGCGACCCAACCTGAATCGTTCACCGTCATCAATGGCTCGCGGGCCACGGGTTTGGACGTAGGGTCCGGCATCTGGATCGCCGGGATGCTGGTGTGGAACCGGGCGCTGGGCGCTGAAGAGGTGCTGATCCTGGCCGAGGACATCGCCGCCCCGTTTCGTCGAGCGGAGATGGCCGATTATGGAGATGAACTGATCATGTCTTTTGGACAGATTCGCTCGCCGCTGGAGCGGCCGGTTCGCAAACGGCGCCGGTCGCGGGTCTTCAACGCCGCGCTGCCCATCGTCACGGTGCCCAAGATCGCCCGGATCATTCGCAGTCAGACGAAACGACGAAAGCGCAAGATCAAGGCCGATCGGGGCCGCGGGGTCCGGGTCCTCAGTGGCCAGGGCGTGAACGCCACTCCGGCGCTGGTGCGAAGGCGGTCGATGCTGCGGACCTCGTTCAACATCTTCGGCACGGCCGAATATCGGGCCTATCATTCCATCACCGGGCCGCCCTTGGAGACGGACACGCCGTTCGCCACGGCGGCGGCGCTGCCCTTCACGCCCGGCGACCTCTTCGGCAACGGCATCCATTGGTTCTCGCTGAGCTATTTCAACGGCCTGATCGACAGCGGTTTCCTGCCGGTGGGGCCCAACGGGGAGACGGCCCTGCGCCTGGACATCGCCGGCGGGGTGGAGACGGGCAACCCGCCCAACGGGCCGTACGCCGTGCGGCTCGAGCAACGGGCCGGGGGCGTGGTGCGGATCGCGGCCAGTTACGCTCAGACCGACGCCCTGCGGGCCACGGAATGGGCCATCGGCTACACCAGCAACGGGGTGGACCCGCCGGCGGGCGCGCCGACCACGACCAAGGCCATGGGCGAGGGGGCTTTGGAAGTGCTCGAGCTGGACATCGGGCCTTTCGCCCACGGGCTGACCATCAAGGTGCGGGTGCAGGCCCGGCGGGCGGGCACGGTGTATTCGGAGGATTCGACGGTCCTTTCGACCACGGCGGACGCGGTGGGGCCGACGGCGCCGGTGGATTCGGACGCGATACCAGGATGAACAGCAAACGTCGAAACGTCGAAACGTCAAAACAAAGGACGCGACGGGGCTGCGCCCCCGTCGCCCGTCGAGTTTTTTCTTTCGACGTTTCGACGTTTCGACGTTTCGACGTTTCGACGTTTTGACGTTTTGACGTTTCGACGTTTCGCGAGCAAGGAGGCGAGCGTTTTGGCTGGAATCACGATCATCGGGGGGCCGGGGCCGTTCAGCGGCGTGGACGTCATGGCCGTGCCGCGGGTGGAGATCAAGCGGCTGTGGTCGGACCCCTGGCGGACGGCGGACGATCTGGAGATCGTGCGGCTGTCGTGGGGCACGTCGCAGCAAATCGGCGAGCTGGAGGTCAAGAGGCGTTACGGGCCGGAGGTCAGCCAGCCGTATCAGTCGCCCATCGCGGCGGCGCCGCCGCTGAACCTGTTGGACTACTGGGTGCGGGTCCGGCTGTATTTCACTCAGATCGTGTGGATCGGGCGCGTTTTGGCCGAGGCCCGCGATGTTCAGGCGAGTTCGACCACGCCCAGCGGCCGGCAGACGTGGGTGGCCTCGGAGCCGCTGCGACTGTTGCAGCGGATGAACATCGGCAACAGCGTGTGGCCACCGATCGCGCCGTTGCTGAAAAACACCCGGATCGGTTGGGTGCCGAGCTTCAACAGCGAGGACGATCGCTTCCTGGCGGGGAATCGCAGCGTCGCCGCGACCAACGGCACGTACACCTTCGGGGGCCGGGAGCTGTGGAGCCGTTTCGACATGGCCACGTATCTCCTGGAGCGCTTCGCCGACGAGACGATCGAGGACCCGGACACCACCGATCCGGTGTACGACCCGGTGGGCCCGCTCTGGGTGCTGGCCGGGCAGGCGGTGCTGCTGCAAGGGGCCAAGGACCTGGTGGATATGGAGGTCGGGGACAGCGTCGCGACGGTGCTGGGGCGGATCATCTCCCCGGACATCGGGGTCGATTACCGGATCGCGTACCTCCCGGGCGATGCGGACGGGGTCGGCGAGGGCTTCGAGGTGGCGGTGTTTTCGCTGGCGGCGAAACAGACCGCGTTTGGGGGGGTGAGTTTCCCGTTCAATGGGCAGGAGATCCGCATCGCGGCCGACACGCAGGATAGCAACGTGGTCACCAAGATCATCCGCAGCAACGATCAGCGCTACAAACGCATTCGCATCGTCGGGCGGCGGGTGGTGGCCTGTTGTTCGCTGTCCGCCGCGGATGGGAGTCTGGTCAAGAAGTGGCCGCAGGTGCTGCAGGATGAGTACCTGGGGCTGGACCTCGAGGATGGCGTGGCCAACGACAAGGCCCGATTGGCGGATCGGTTCAACCCCGTCTTTCAGTTCTTTGGGGCCCCGGCCGATTGGGAGTTCAACGACTTCCTGGCGTTTCCCGCGCTGGATAACGAGGGGAACTTTTTCACAACCGAAACCCCGGCGGACCCGCAATATCAGAACACGGTGCGACGGACGCTGTCCTGGCTGCCGTTTCGCGAGGGCTTCGATTACACCACGGACCCGCCGCTGGACCGCAATGATCCCGGGGCCTCGGGCGAATTCATCGGCCCGCAAGCCTGGCTGAAGGACGAAGAGGGTCATTACCTGGCCTGCGACCAGATCGGCTTTGCGCTGCGGGCGATGCAGCAGGAATGGGGCCTGGTGGTGAACGGGTCGCCCAATCACCTGCTGGCCGTGGGCCACTTTGGGGCGGCGGTGTCGGAGAAGCAGCCCCTCTACTCGTATGACGATCTGGTGATGACCATGGCCTTCGAGACCGATCATCGGCTGGAGCTGGTCTACGAGGAGCCCCACTGGCGGCCCTCGGACGGAGAGCTGGTGATCGACACCGATGCCGAGCTGTGGTTCGCCGCCCCGGACACGGTGTTGGGGGTCAACAACGAGGGGCAGTTTTTGCGGACCCCGACCACGCACCAGTTGACCCTGCGCAACGACGCCGCTCGGATGTATCTGATCATGGCCGGGGCCATCGCCCGCTATGCCTCGAGCCGGGCCCGGGCGGACGTGGAGATCGTGGGTTTGCAGGCCGCGGGCGGGCTGATCGGACGGATCCTGACGGTGGTCGAGGCCGGGGTCAGCGACGCGATCGACATCAACGCCCCGATCACGGCGGTGGAATGGATGATGGGCAGAGAGCCCAGGACGATCATCCGGGCCGGCTTCGCGCGATGAAACGTCGAAACGTCGAAACGTCGAAAAACAACGGCAGGGCACAACCATGAGGACCAAAGAGCGGCCGGACATGCGGCGGGCGTCGGAGATCGTGCGGGTCCCGCTGTCGGCGCCGTCGTCATCGCCGGCGGCGGTGCCCACCGGCGGGGTGAGCTTGGTTCGCTGCACGATCAAGGCGAACGTAGCCGCCGATCATCTGCACTGCAATCCGTTCGGGTCGCCTCCGTCGAAGCGGATCCGGGTCGTGAAACCATACGAATTCCAGAAAACAGCCTGGCACGGGCTGAAGGTGAACGGGATTCACTACAACTTTTTGGGGCAGGATCGGGCGGAACTGACCCTGCTGGACGCGGCCGGCAATCTGACCGACACCAAGCTGATCCGGGTGGTCACGCCGCCGTACGGCGTCAGCAGCCCCAACCCTCGGGATCGTCAGATCATCGTGGCCCGCGGGGTGGAGGGAGGGACCGGCGTAAAAACGGAGGCGGTGAACGACTCGGTTGTTCACGTCTTTTCCGGCGGGCTTTGGACGATCGATCCGAACAGCGGCTGGTCCTTTGCCGGGGACGTGGGCATTCACGGGCCCGGGCAGGCCGGGCGGATCCGCGAAACGGACGCCTTGGTGACCGGGACGGTGTACGACGCCACCTTCACGGTCAGCAGTTACGTGGCTGGCAGCGTGCAGGTGTTCCTGGGTTCGTCGGTGGGCACGACTCGAGCGGCCAACGGCACGTACCTCGAGCGGCTGACCTGTTCGGGAGCTGGGGCGGGGGGCCTGGACTTTGGCTTTCTGGCCTCTGCGGATTTCAACGGGCGGGTGCAGACGATCACCTGCATCGTGCGCACGCCGGCGGAATCGCCCTGGCAGGACCTCAACGTGGCCGGCCGGCAATGGCTGGATGAAACCTCGTGACCCGTACGGAGCTGGAGACCTTCCCCGGGGTTTCGGAGTTGGAGACCTTCGCCAATGCCGGGCTGGAGACGCGCGGGCGGGCGACGTGTCTGGCTGTCTGCGACCCGCTGGTCTTGGCCAGCAAGATCACCAACGCCGCGAACCCGTTCTGGGATCTGCGACCGTATCAGGGGGTGATCCGGCCGCCCATCCCATGCACCGCGCGATGGCGTCTGATCGAAATGGGCGAGTGCTATCCGGACTTCGCTCACGGGTGGTACGGCCGGGGGCACGTGATCAACGGTATCTTGGTCGGCCTCCCGGATTTTTTTCGGAGCACATACCTCTACGACGGGTTCATGGAGTTACAGATCGGCTGCCCCATCCAAAACGCCGGGCGCGTGGTCTGGCCCGGGACCTGCCAGAATGAGTCTCCCGACTTTCCGCAAGGCGCCGCCGGGCTGCCCCCACTACCAAAATGAACATGCTCTGGCACGAGATGGATTCGGTGCTGCACGGCGATCCGGCGGTGATGACCCACATGCCATTCCTGGCCCTGGGACTCCGTGCAGCGCCCGTGCTGTTCTATTGCCGTTCGGGGCGGGGAGACCTCCATCCGCTGTCCGGCTCGCGGGTGTGGAAGCTGGCCGCGGCAACCGGGATCGGCGGATCAATCGCGGCAGTGCGGGCGTTGGACACCGGGTTCGCGGCGGACGTGTGCGAGTGTTCGCCGGCGGGGTGGCGGGACGAGGCCGGTTGGCACGTGACCTTCGTGGCTGGGGGCGGGGCCTGTGGGGATCCTCGCTTTCGGCTCTATCGCATGGACGGCTCCGATCTGCGGCACTTGGGGGCGCCGGCGTACGTTCTCCCGGCATCGGCCGGATTCCAGCACCGAGAGCGATTGGTCCACGCCGTGACGGGCGACCGGGTCCACGTCCGCGAGCCCGGCGGCGATCGGGAGATCGATCTGCCGGGGCGATTCATCTATCGGGTGAGTTATCGGGCGGATGACCCCGACGTGCTGCTGATCACCGGGCAGCCCCACGCCGGCGGGGACGTTTTCACCATCGAGCACGATCTGCGGTCGGGGGAGCAACGCCTTTTGGAGTGCGACGGGACGCCGGCGTACAAGCCCACGCTGCTGGGCGACACCATGCTGTACGCGGAGAAGATCGGCGAGGGGTTCGAGAGCCGCCGGATTCGCCGGGGGACGCCGTCACGGCGAGCCATGGTTTGAGGACCAATCCCACTCCGGCATCTGCTCGAGCGCCGGCGTCGAGGATGAATCATGGACCCTCAGCGTCGGCCGACTGGGGTCGGGATATGGATTGTGCGGCTGGCGGACGCTCATCGCATCCGTCCAACGCTGTAGGGCCTGCTCGTTGAACCGATCGCGGATCTCGGCGCGCAGGGTTTTGTCGCGGGCGACGTTGTAGGCCCCTTCCAATGCCCGATGACAGACCGCGGCGGCGAACCGTTCATCGGGCGTAGCGGTCAGCACGATTGACCAGAGGCGGTGCGTGGTCTGATCCTCGAAGCCCTGCCGTGCCCAGGCGTCTCGCCATGCGTCGGAGAGCCGCACGGCCACGGCCTGGGTGACCGCCCGATGGCGCTTGGCGCCGCTGAGGATCATAGTTCCGGCCTTCAAGAGCGTGACGTACTTCAGGCAGGAATCGTCCTCATCGCAGAGCGTGCGTGGCACGCCGTCCGCGGCGCCGGCGATGGCGTCGGACAGAAAGATCGGATCAAGATCAGGCGATGCCGGATCGGCGAGATCGGGCTGTGCGATGGCGTAGGGATTGGGCGGAAGTTCTGGAGGCTGAGTCGCGGCCATCTCACGGTCTTCCGCGAACGTCAGTTGCCTGCGGGCCTCGACGGCCTCGGCGGCGTTCCGGCGGGCCACTTCATGGCCGCGGTAGAGAGCGAACATCGTGAGCAGTAGCCAGAGGAGGGCGCCAGCGATCATTTGTGCGGCCGATACCGCCCGCCGTCTCGACGATGGTGGCGACCCATGCCGCCGCGCGTCACGTGCAATTGGGGGGCGGCGTAAACGCAACCGTCCGATAATCGAGTACGACATAATAAACCTTATGAGACGTTGGCCACCGTCTCGCATTCCACCGTCTTGATCGCCTCATCCAGGGCCGTGTACCACCGGCGGAACCGCTCCTCGAGCGGATTGCGCAGTCCCGGCGCCCGCCGCCGATATACTCCCCGGTCCGGGTCCATCAGCCGGCGGTAGTGCTCCCGCATCTCCCTCAAAATGTCCAAGAGTTCTTCGTCCATTCCCGCGCCCCGCATCCTGTGGACCTCACCACTACCAACCCCCATCTGTTGTGTTTCATCGCGGGGGGTCACCTTGTAAACTACCTGGCGACATTCTCGCCGAAAAAGCGGGTAAGCCCCCCAGCACCCCGCTGGATCCAACGGCCAAAATGGGCCTCCACGAATCGCCCCGTTCGGACACATCCTACACGAATCTGAAAACATTGTCAAGATTGTCGTTGACAGATGCCGAAAGCCATGCTAGAGTGCCGCCGACATGCAGCAGGTCAGAACTCAAATTTCGGTGACCGAGCCGGACCGGCGGGTCTTCGACGCCGTCTGCGAGAGCGAAAAACGCGGGCGCGGACTCCAGTTCAGCGTCCTGCTCGACGTTTTCTGCGAAACACGCGGTTTTCATAGGGACACTGGCCAAAAGATCGAGTCCGATAATGGCCGCCCCACCCGTTCCAAAAGGCCGATCAGTAATGTCCGATAATCGAGTACGACATAACATACAATCTCGGTGCCACAATGTGGCACCGGGGCGGCCGCGAGTCCATGCGTCAGAAGTCTCCGGGAGAAGGCTCGCCGACCTGCGGGTCCGCGCCGGGCTGACCGGGGCGGCGGAGCTGCGCCAACGGGTGCGGGCGATGACTGCGGGCCCGCGGCGTCGATTGTCGTGCAGCCTGAACGAGTCGCCCGAAGAGCAAAGAGGCAACCGCTCCCTCATCCTTGACACGGTTGTGTCAAGGACGGCTCGGAAAGAGGCGTACAACCTGCACGAATCGCCCGAAGAGCAAAGTCACTGCTCACCGAGCAGTGGCACATCCGTTTCGACGTTTCCCCTCTGCCGCTTCGGGCAGGGGGATTATGAGAGCTTCTTTCCTGCTCGCCGGACAGTCCCAACGGCGGGCTGCGCCAACGCGGCGGGCGGCGCTTCCGAACACGCCGCCCGCCGTCTTTGCTGCGGCGATTGGATCGTCGCGGGAACGATCGTAGCAGTCGGGCTGCTGGCCGCGGCGATCGTGCTGGGGACTCCGTGAAATGTTGCGAGCCACCATCGAAGCGACCGCGGAGATCGTGAGTCTTGACGGCGTGCGCTGTCGGGTCTGGCGCGGGAAAACGGAGGCCGGCACGGCGGCCCTGTTCTACGTCCATCGCATCGCCGCCGACGCCCACAAGAGCACCGCCGATCTGGACAAGGCACTGTTATTGCAGGCCCCGCCGTCGGTGCGAGAGGGCAAGGCGGATCACGAACTGATGGCGTGATGGCGTGTTGAACCTGGTCGAGCTGGTCGAGGTGCTGGGGCGTCGGCCGGGGGCGTATCTGGTGGATGACGGGCTGTCGGCGTGGATCCAGTTGTACGCCGGTCCGGACACGGACGTGATCTCGCGGGCCGACTTTCAACGGGCGATCGCCGCCGGGCTGATTGAGCGGGCCGGCGCCGCCCATTACGGCACTCGATGGATATCGACCGCCGCCGGAAAGGAATAGACCGCCCCCTTTTGAGAGGTGCCCGAAAAAATGATGCACCGTTCCCGCATCGGAAGATTGTTCGATTTTTTGTTTTCTGACTGTGAGTGTGCGCGTGAGTGCCCCAACATATTGGGGTTACACGTCAGTGGATTTCATGGAAGGAGACGTTGTATGCCAATCGAAGCACCACCGGTCGTAATGAAGGATGCAGAGAAAGTGCCTCTGAGCGTCAGTGCCGACGCCATAGGACCGTTCACCTGGGAAAGCAGCGATCCGGCCCAGGTGGGTGTTGAGCCGCAGGGCGACGGGCACACGTGCTACGCGACCACGCCCCTGGACGCCGGCGAGGCCACGGTGACGGTCAAGGCTAAGGGGTACGAGACGGAGACCATCAAGGTCACGTATTCCGACAGCACGCCGGGCAACCTGAACCTCTCGGCCGGCGTGCCCGAGTCGGACTGAGAGGCTCGCCGACACGGTCGCGGCTCGGGAAAAGGTAGCGGGGTGGAGCAGTTTTGATAGCTCGTCGGACTCATAATCCGAAGGTCGCTGGTTCGAGTCCAGCCCCCGCCAATTTGTGATTCGTCTAACTTTTTTTTAGGAGATCGCAAATGAGGCGCAAGATCGGCAGAATCGGACCACTAATCGTCGGGGTGGTGGTCCTTTGGGTGCTCCCGGCAATTGTGTGGGCGGGCGAGAGGAAGGCGCCCGAGCGAGCCGTGGCCACGGAAGCGGAGCGGCTCTACGCGGGCGCCAGGGCGAGCAGCAAGAGCGGCCTGAGCGCCCTGCGCCAATATCACGCGGTGGCAGAGGCGCTGGTCAACGGCGAGACCCCGCGCCTCGCACGAACGCCGTGGTACAGCACGGCGCTGAACGGAGACGGCACGATCAACGAGCTGTTCGTGGTCGTGTCCAACGGCGACGAAGCCACGCTGCTGATCGGTTCTGGCGACGGCGCCGGCGGGCTTGATCTGGTGGTCAACGCGACGGTGTCCGCTGTCGGGAATCGCATCGCGGCGTTCCACGCCAGCGGCTTCGCCGACAGCATGGAGCTACGCGGCTCGCCGGAGGGTGTGACCGCGGACGTCGGTTCGACCTATGAGTGCTTCGCCTTCAAGAAGGAGGGCGAGAGCGTACAGGTGCGGATCATCTGCATCTGCCGCAACGGCAACGGGCCGTGGTCTGTCTGTCTAGACACTGGCTGGATGGAGTAGCGGCCGTCATTCTGAAACGGGCCGTTGGACGGATCTGACGGCCCATTCTTTAACATGGTTTCGCATGATCCTCCACGAGACTCTCATCCTCTGGTCCGTGTTCGCCTCCGCCCTCTGTGGCCCGACCGTGCAAAGCGATAAGGAGTGTGCCCTCGTTTCCGACTGGCATCCGCTGAACGGCGAGTGTGCGACGGTAGATTTGCAGGATTTTGCCGAGTACCAGAACGCTTTCGCGGCCTTAGCAGACGGGAGCTTGCAGGCGGTGCGATAGTGGATGGCGGAACCATGAGCGTCGCGAAGGTGCTATTCAGTTCCGCGTCACGACGAACCGGGTTGGGCGGCGCGTCGTTCAGTTAGGAACCGGGGCGGCGCGCCGCCCGTTGTTTGAAAACTGCAAGGGAATGCAGAGCAACGCCCAGCCACGGACGGCCTGGCACAATCATCTTCCGAAGTCGATCACCGGCTCGGACGCATGGACGCGTATGCCCAAATCGGCCCGGATCATCTTGCAAACCATCGCCGATCGCTGCGATGCGCCGCACCCAGACGGCTCGCTGACTGGGTGTTTCGGCAGCGGCGTTGCGTTGGCCGAGGCGGCGGGGGTCAACAAGGCGACCTACTGGCGCAGCGTGACCAAGCTGTGCCGGGCGGGGTTCCTGGTGCTTTTGGGGCGCGGCGGGCAAATCCGCCTGCACGGGGCCAGGATCCGCACCATCGCCAATTCCTGGGGCGTGCCGGGGCATCAAGGCGCCCTGCTGCAAGCCGCCGTGCCGCGGGAGAACGCCCGCCTGGTGCGCGACGTGGACGGTCGGCTGATTCGTTACACCGTCGAACCCGGGGCCCAGGCGGCCCTGTTTCCGGGACTGGACGGCGATGTAGGGCAAAGCCAAAATCGCCGAACTCAAGCAGGCGAGGAAAAGTGCGACTGGGTCAGTCGCAAAATGCGACTGGGTCAGTCGCAAAATGCGACTCCACCATCTCATAGACCATCTCATGGTCCTCGTGATTGTGGTGTTTTTATAACAGGTCTTAAAGACAATGCGCGCACGCGGTCGCGGGCGCGAGACGGGGCAACCGCTCCCTTACGGTCGCGGCTCGGAAACTCGCGGCTTGAAAACAATGGAAACACGCCGGCGCCGGCGTGGGATGGGTTTCACGTGGCGAGCGCGGACCTGGGCGATGGGCACCGTTTCGCCGATCTGTTCGCTCGGGCGGCGGAGTGCGGGCTGATCCAGGCCGACGTCGAGGCCGACGTGGATTGGTTTTTCGCGGCCGCGGCCCACGCGGGCCGCCTGGGCCAGAACCCCGCAGCCCTGTTCGCCTTCCTGATCCGGCGGGACCTGCGGGCGGTGATCAGTATCGCCGACGAAAACGAGGGACGGCGGCGCAAAATGGAGCAATTGGGATGGTGAGCGGCGCGGACATGGGGGCGTGCAGCGCGTGCGGCGGCTCGGTCCCCGTGCGGTCGGCGATTACGTGCCCGATTTGCGGGGATCTCTGCTGCTGCTCCGGGTGCGTGAAGCGGCACGTCTGTCCGGCGGGCCGGAAGACGGGAGCGGCGGCGGCGTCGCGGCGGACGCCTGCCGTTGTCGCCCCCGACGGGCGCGAAATCGCGCCCGGAAACGTGCCCTTCATGGTCATTCGATTGGTCAATATGCCGACAAAGTGTGTCCGAGCGACCGGCGATCCGGTGTTGCGCGAATTCCTGGGGGCGTTTCTCGCATTAAAAGACGACGAGGGCATCCGGTGGCCGCTGCCGGCGGTCGAAGCGCAACGGACCCCGATGAAAAACCGAATCAAGGGGTATTTGAAACGCAACGAGCAGCACTTCTCCTCCCGGTCCGACGATAAGTTCGCGTACTTTTGGAAACGACGATGAAGACACGAACAGCCCCGGAGGAAACGCTGGTCAAGCTCTTGGCCCTGGACCCCAGTTCGACGCGGACGGGGTACGCGGTGTTTGAGATGTTCCACGATGCGCCGTCCGGCGCCGCGCTGATCGATGCTGGATATTTGCAGCCCCCCAAGCGCGAGGCCCCGGCAATCGAACGGATCGCGGAGATGGTGGTCGATCTGCGCGAGCTGATGCACGAGCTGATGCCGCGGAACATCGTGATCGAGATTCCCTCGGGTCACGTGGGCAATCGACATTTGGGCAGAGGGGCGGGGCTGTCGATCTACGGGCTGGCCGTGGGGGCGTTGTGGTCGGCGGCCCGGGCCCCGATCGGCGGTCAGGGCCGGCGGATCGAGGTGTTGACCTTGGAAGAGAACGCCTGGACCCGCGGCGTGCAGAAAAACAAACGGCAGATGGCCGTGGCCATGGAGTTTCCGCAGTATCGCGAAGTGATCTCCAAAGACGGCGGGGCCGACGTGGCCGACGCCATCGGGCTGGGGCGGTTCGCCATCGAACGGATGAAGATCGAGGCCGGGGCGGTGCGAACGTGAAACGCCGAAACGTCGAAACGTCGAAACGGGCAGACCGCGGTGCTCGGGCTGGCCGTGTTGATCGACGAAAGCCCCAGCGCACGGTGACCTGGAGCCTCAACCCATGAGCGCATCGATCGAATTGGGTGATTACATGCGGGCCATCCGGGAATACGACTCCGTAGCCCGAAAGACCGAGGTTTGGATCGTCAAGGTCACAAGAGACGACTCAACCCTGGGGCGGATCGCCTGGCTGGGCCGATGGCGGCAGTACACGTTCGAGCCGATGACCGGCACCGTGTTCAACAACTCGTGCTTGCGATCGCTAGTGGAATTCCTGGATCGATTGAACGCCGAACACGCTGTCGCCATTCAGCATTCAACGTCACGGAGCGCACCGACATGACGTTGACTCTGACCATCAAGATCGAGGCCGGGGCGGTGCGAACGTGAAACGTCGAAACGTGAAAACGTCGAAACGTCGAAATGGGCAGACCGCGGTGCTCGGGCTGGCCGTGTTGATCGGCGAGATTGCGGTCGGGCAGACGCCCATGATCAAGAGCGTGCGGGTCACGGCGTTTGACGTGTGCATGGCCGGGCCGGGGACGTCGGCCAGCAAATGCCACTCGCACCCGGAGCTGCCGACCCTGGAGGTGTGCATCGTGGACACCAACTGCCTGGGGGCGTTCGACTTCGACGGCGACGATGACGTCGACCTTGTGGATTGGGCGGCGGTGGTGGAGCTGGTCAACAGTGTCGAGGCCCCCGCGCTGGACCGCGTGGGCCCGGTGCAGGTGTGGTTCGCCCCGGCGGGCTGGGCGCCATGAGCAAAATTCACCGCGAGTTGCACCCGACCGCGTGTGCGGTCGGGTGCAACTCGCGGGCGAGGACAAACCAAACAAAGGAGACCAAAAATGTTGACGCTGATCATTTCGTTGTTTTTGTCTTTCGAGTTCGGCCCCCAGCCGGTATCGAAGCCGTCGCCGGTTCTCGCGGTCCGCCCGTCGATGCAGTTTGTGGTGCGGGCGGGCTCGGTGGGAGACTCGCCGGCCAGACTGTTGCAGGACACGTTCGGCGGCGGTGGGGCTTCGGTCACTGCGGCGGCGGCGTTTATCGGGGCAATCACGGACTTTGAGTCGCAGCCCGCAGGGCCGGCGGGGGCCATCGTGCTCAATGCTCCGCCGGGCGTCACGGCTACGTTGGTCGGGGACTTGACGGTCTTGGAGTCACAGCCCGAATGGCCCGCCCTGTTTGGCACGCGGGTCGTTCGCACCAGCGGCAAGGCCACGATTTTTTTGAAGGGCCCCGTGAACGCTTTTGGATTCGCGGGGAGCAAACTCGTGCCGAGCGACCCGGACCCCAAGGTATCCTGCCTCGTGGTCCGTGGCGGGATTTTCGCGCCGACGGCCTCGCTGACGTTCGAGATGGGTGACGCGACCATGCCGCTCTTCGGCAACTTCGGCATCGGCGTGTTCACCCCGCGATACGCATTTTGCGAGATCGAGGGGGCGGTGCTCGATTCATTCGTGATCGGCGTGCCGTGATCCCAGGTGATTTATTGGGAGGTCCGCGAGGAGCCGTGACGGGAGCGGCCCGACGACTCGGCTCGCGGCTCGGAAACACAGGCAGCAGGCAAATAGGCAGCAGAAAGCGAGGCAGGGATGCTGATCGACGTGAAGAGTCTGGCGGACCTGAGCAAGATTGAAAACGGCGTGTTGGATCGCCTTTTCTCGCAGTATTTGGCGGCGGCGATCGACGATTGCCGGGAACGGCCGGGGGTGGACAGGCCGCGGGAGATCATCCTGAAGATGAAACTGGCGCCGGTGGCGGACAATCAGGGCGGCACGGGGCAACTCGATGAGATCAGGGGGGAATTTGAGTTGAAAGCCAACGTGCCGGTGTCGCGGACCCGGACGATCTCCATGGCCGCCAAGGGGAAGGGGCTGATGTACAACGATCTGTCGCGGGACAACGTGCGGCAGGGGACGCTGGCGATCGAAAAGGCGGAGTGATCGCTTCTTGGACGATGGTGAAGCCGCCGCACAAACCGGGGCAGATTGTGCGGCCGCGGCGGACGCCGTGCTGGCGATGCCCGCGGTGTTTGTCGGTGTATTTGGATGAATCGAAGCCGGACCGCTGCGAGGCGTGCAGATGGTCCCACCAAGGAGAACATGAAAATGGATTTCGGAGCTGAGGCGATTGAGAAAATTGGCGCGTTGGTCAGGGCGGCTGATGGCATCAGGCATCCGGAAAGCGAACCGCGCCATGTCTATTATTTTCGCGGCGGTGACGGGTCGTGGGAACGGAAGCTGGCCGATCCGGCGCCGCGAGCCCATCGGGCGGACGACTTGGAAACGTTCGTGGCCATGATGCGCGGATACGGGCATGAAGAGGCATTGGTGCTGATTTCGGAGTCGCAGGTTACGGGCGTGCTGGATCCAGACGTGAGGAGGGAAATGATCGTCTGGCCGCTGACGCCGACGCGGCAGTGGAGTATTCTCAGCGGCCCCCAGTTGTCAGCCCCGCGGAATCAACGGGATTTCATTCGCTTCCTGCGGGTCGATCTGGCCGGATGCGTATCGCCGGAATTGATCCGGTTGTTGCGATCACTCAAATTCAGCAATGCAGGGGACGCAGAGCGCAACGTCGGCAAGTCTACGGAGGCGATCGCGACGTCGATCAGGCGGGCCTGTTTGACGGGTGACGCGGAATTGCCGGATGAGGCGACGTTGCGAGTGACGGTGTATGAGGAATGGGCGAAGGAGACGTCCAGGCAGGACGTGACGTGCGCGCTTTCTGTGGATCTCGAGGACGGGGAATTGTCGTTGGAGACCATCGCTGGCGAACTCCACGATGCTGGTTTGAACGTGCGAAGAGAGATTCAGGCGGCGTTGACGGCGGGATTGCCGGGGGCGCTGATCGGTTTGGGTGCCGTCTAGTTTGGGGTGGGGTCCTCCCCGCCCCCCCCCACCTGCGACCCCGAAGGGGTTGAT